GCCGGCGCTGCAACGCTGCCATCAAGCGCAAGCCTCCCAGGCTGCGTGGCGGCATGGCTGCCATCATTGACAGCACCCGCGAGGAGGACTATGAGGAGATTGACGGCAAGTGGTTCGTCAAGGAGTCGGCGTGGGCGGTCATCATGGAGCGCCACAAGGCCAAGGTGGCCAAGTGCACGGCCCCGGCGGACCAACCTCCTGCGCCTCCGGCCGTCGTGCCAGTGGTGCAGTCCAACGCCAAGGCGCCCCAGCTGACCGGCATCAAGAGCCAGAGCTCGGACGGGTTTCAGACTGATCTCTTTGATAAGCTGCGCCGCAACGTTTTCATCCTGCGCTACTGTGGGGAGCAGTTCGCCGCGACTATCGGCCACGTGCTTGGCGTATCGAGCAAGCTCTACGTCATGCCGGATCATTTCCGCCGCACTGTCCGGACGTGGATTGACAAGGGACACATCACTTCAGACGCTTTGTTGGAGATGCGTAATGTTGCGCAGCCCGACTTTGCCATTCCCATTCGTGCCCACCATCTCATTACCATGCGCGTGCACGAGTTTTCCGGTCGTGACTTGGTCGCCTTCGAGATGGACGTGCGGGCTGTGTCCGACATCGTGCGTTTCTTCATCACAGATGCGGATTTCAAGACCATGCGCTACACGGACGTGATGCTGTCTGGCGCCTCTGTCACCAAGGACCTCTCTGGCCGGCCTGTCTTCCAGTGGCTCACTCAACGTGGGGCTGGGGCGCGTCATGATGACGTTACGGCCAGCCATGACGGCGAGCCTGTGGCCATTGCCAATTCCATCAACTACCAGATAGCTACCAGGGCCGGCGACTGTGGTGCTTTGTGCACTCTGGCCGATCTCTCGCGAGGTTCACGTGTGGTTTTGGGCCTGCACACCGCCGGCTTGACCGACGGTAAGTGGGGCTGGGCCAGTGTGCTGACGCAGGAAATGCTCGGTGCCGCGTGCAAGTCCTTTGGTACTATCCGTGACAGCCCTGATGCGTCTCAGGTTGCTGTGTCCCAGAGCGCCAGCTTCCCGCTGACGGGGCCCATGATGGTTTTGGGCAAGACGGCACTTGGTGTCAGTGCGAACCCGAACAGCATGCTACGGCATACCCCGCTGTACGGTCAGTGGGG